TTAGCCTGAAACGCCATGGTCTCCGTCCTTGGTGGCAGTTGCTATGGTGCGCCGGAGTTGGTTTGCGATGGCTTCTCCCTTTTGAGTGAGGCGCACGATCTTGCGCCGTTGGTCGTCTTCGTCGGTTTCGAGTTTGATCCAGCCCAGCCCATCCGGGTCGCGCTTTGTCGGCTCCATGAGCAGTTGATAGGACCGGCCGATGGATTGGCCGAAGATCGGCTCGCCGGTTCTGTCTGCGCCCGCGATCTCCTTGAGGTCGCTGACGATGATCGACTTGCCGAGGCTATTGGCTTCGACGATCAGCGCGAAGGCATAAACCTGACGCAGCGAAGTCCGCGCCGGGATTTCAAAAGCGATGGTCTGGAGAGCCTTGGCGAAAGCCATGAACTGCCCGGCCCCCTCCTTGAGGCGGCTTGGCGTGGTCAGGTCTACGCCCTCGACGACAGAGCCTTGAAGTTCTTCGGGGGATTTACGGCGACGGGCCATCGGCGGGCTTCCTTCAACGGGTTTGCCAAACGATTGCCTTGAGTCACCCATCTCCTCAACGGAAAAGAGCGTTAGGATGCGTGTCTCCTGTGTTCGGGGTTGACGAGATGCTGTGTGCCATAGCGCATTAGATGTTGTCAACGCAATGTTGGCGCCTTTGCGTCTCATGGCGTTCTGACCCGCCTTAAGCCCCGGCCCCGCACGGCTAAATATCGTCGTGCAACAGGAAACCTATCGACAGAAAGTCGCTCGCCAGATCGACCTTGAGAACGAGTCACGCGCGCTCGGTGCCAGCCGCTATCGCTCGAACCGCCCCATGCCGTGGCGTAATGAGGCTCGCGCACCGGACGATGAAGCCGACCTCCCGCCCGGCCGTCAGCTTCTCAAGCTGGCGACGGAACCCACGGCCCGAGCCATCCGCGAGTTTGTCGAGCGCGTCGATCATGGCGGCGCCGCGCGCGGCGTGGATGCTCACCTGATCCTCTCCCAGATCGGCGCGGAAGAAGCCGCCTATCTGACGGGCCGTGTCGCCCTCGACGCAGCGGCCACCGGCAAGAAGTTCACCGTCACCTGCATCGCTGTAGCCGACGCCTTCATCGACCACATCCAGATGGATGGTCTTCGTCAAAGCCGGAAGGATGTCTTCAAGGCGTTGCTCAAATCGCAGCGGAAGTCGTCGTCTCTGGTCACGCGCAAGAAGCGCAAGGGCATCAACAACATCATGATCGCTCACGGGGTGGACCGATCCTTCACCCTGCAACAGCGCGTCCGCGCCGGGGCCAAGGCCCTCGAACTGTTCTGCGATGCGACCGGCTTGTTCACCGTCGAGACCATCGCCCGTGGCACGAAGATCATTCGTCCGACCGAAGCCGTCTACCGCTGGCTCGAACAACAGCACGCCCGGTGCGAACTGTTGGAGCCGATGCACCTGCCGATGATCGTCCCCCCTCGCCGGTGGACGACGCCTTTCCGTGGCGGCTACGTCACCAAGACGCCGGGCGCCCGCCTCGTGAAGCAGACGAACGCCGCCTATCACGAACACCTCCGCACGGTGGAAATGTCCGCCGTCTACTCGGCCGTGAACACGGTGCAGTCCACGGCTTGGCGAATCAATCGCGCGGTCCTCGATGTCGTGCGCGAAATCTGGGACGGTGGCGGTGTGCTGGGCGGTCTCCCCAACCGTCAGCCGCTCGACCTCCCGCCCCGCCCGCCGGAGTTCGCCCACGACGAACAGGTCAAGGCCCGCTGGAAGCGCGAGGCCGCCGACATCCACGACCTCAACGCCGCCAATCTGGCGAAGCGTCTGGCGATCAGTCAGCGTCTATGGGTCGCCGACAAGTTCGTGGACGAAGCCGCCATCTATTTCCCACACAGCGTGGACTTCCGGGGCCGCGTCTATCCGATCCCGTCCTCCGGTCCGAACCCGCAGGGCGACGACATCTGCAAGGCTCTCCTGACCTTCGCCGAAGGCCACCCGATCACCGACGCCGGAGCCGGTGCGCTCGCCATCCACATCGCCGGTCTCTTCGGCGTGGATAAGGTCTCTCACGACGAGCGCATGAACTGGTTCTGGGCGAACGAGCATCTGATCCTCGACAGCGCGACCAACCCTCTCGACGGCGCCCGCTTCTGGGCGGAAGCGGACAGCCCCTTCATGGCTCTGGCCGCCTGTATCGAATGGTCGGGCTACATCCGCGAAGGCGCCGACTTCATCAGCCACCTCCCGATCAGCCTCGACGGTTCGAACAGCGGGCTACAACACTTCTCGGCCATGCTCCGCGATCCGGTCGGGGCCAAGGCCGTCAACCTCATGCCCGACGACAGGCCGCAGGACATCTACTCGGACGTTGCGGCGAAGGCCCAAGCCCTCGCCGATCAGGATGAGGACGAACGCGCTCTCCCGTGGCGGGGCGGACTGGTCACGCGCAAGATCGCCAAGCGTCCCTGCATGACCTTCACCTACAGCGCGACGCGCTTCGGGATGACGGACATGATCTATCAGACGCTGCGAGAACTGGACGCCAGCGGCCAGCCCCATCTCGGCTCGGCCGACAACTACGCCTCGTCCCTCTACATGTCCTACGCCCTGTGGGAGGCGATCTCCGGCACCGTCATCGCGGCCTCGACCGCCATGGCTTGGCTGCGCGAAGCGGCCAAGGTGATGACCGCCGCCGGTCTGCCGATTTGGTGGACGACACCGGCGGGCCTTCCGGTTCTCCAGACCTATCCGAAGGGCCGCTCGTCGCTCGTGAAGGTCTATCACAAGAACAAGATGATGCGGCTCAAGCTGCGCCATGACGCCCCCGGCATTGACGGCCAGCGTCAGGCCAACGGGATCAGCCCCAACTTCATCCACTCCATGGATGCGGCACACCTGATGGCCGTGGCCAATGCCTGTCGCGAGGCCGGTATCTTCGACCTGTCCGTGGTCCATGACAGCTTCGGCGTCCACGCCGCCCGCGTGTTCGAACTGCGCTCGATCCTGCGCGACACCTTCGCGGATCAATACAGCGTGGATCGTCTGGCCATCTTTCGCGACGAACTGATCGCCCAGCTTCCCGAAGAGTTCGCCGACAAGCTCCCGCCCCTTCCGGCCATGGGCGACTTCGACATCAACGAGGTCCGCCGATCCGACTACCTCTTCCATTGAATGCTTTAACGCAAAGGATGGACACCTATAAAGAGACCGAAACCTATGATCTTCTCCGACCCTAATCTCGGCGACAGAGTTCGAAGCGCATCGACCGTCGCCCTTCTTCGCGAACCCGCCTTCCTCGTTCTGGACCGTGTGTCTGGCATCGACCCGGCGGACCAGATTCGCGCCACGTTCCTCGCCGCAGTCGCTATGGCGTTGGGCGCCGGGATCGACCCCCACGAAGAGGTCACGCGCTCGCTCCGCATGATGTCGGATGCAGAGGCCGACCATACCGTCCACGTTCAGGCGATCCGCGACTACGCGGAAAATGAACTGCGCCGTTTCGTTTGATCCCTGATGTCGGTGTGATCGTCGGCTTCGTGCGGCTGATGCAGTCGCCAGTCTCGCACTTCCTGATGACGAACGAGGTCGCCGACGACGCTTCCGACTGGCTGCTTGGCCAAGGCATCGAACACGAGTTCAACGACCTCTATCTGTTGGGCCGTCAGTCCACCGCTGGAACTGTGGTGTCGATAGCTGATCCTCTAGGAGCCTTGGCCTTCAGGCTGTGGGCGGATTCTGATGTCCTTGGGCCTGTCGCTTTCGCTCCCATGTCGCCTTCTGCCGATTAGAGCGATGCTCTCGCAGGCACTCGTCGCTGCACGTTTTCGGCGGTCTTCCGTGCGGCTTGGGGAACAGACGTTCTCCACACACGACGCAGGCCAATAGCTCGCCACCGCTGGCCACAAGCTGCGCCATGCGGCGCTCGCTGCTCGCGGCCAGAAGCTCTTCGATCTTCGCGGCCCATCGGCCCTCAACTTTCAGCATCCCATATTTAACCCGGATGCCCCTCCCAACTCCATTTTCACGAAGGGCCTCACGCCATGAATTTCGTTCGCGATCTCATTCTCCCCCGCCTCAAAGAGCGCTCCACTTATGTCGGCATCGTCGGTCTTCTGACTGCCTTCGGCATCGCCATCGACCCGGCCTACGTCGATGTTGCTCTGGCCCTTGGCGCCGGTATCGGCGGCATCATCGCCATCGTCTGGAAGGACGCGCCCGCCGCGTGAGAACCCGCCAGCCAACCGCACACGCTCACTCGCGTCCGTTCCCGACGAACGTCGCCGAGTTCCTTGAATATCTCGATTTCAAGTTCCCTGAGCAGGAGCCACGGGCTGGCGAAACCCTCGACACCATCATGTTCAAGGCGGGCCAACGGGCCGTCGCCCTCCAGATGCGCCGGGAGTTCGCCGCCTCCCTCAAACGCAAGGAGGTCTGACCATGTGCCTCGTTAAAAAGCCGAAGGTCGCCGCAGCGCCGACCGACAAAGACCCGGCGATCATCACCAATCCCTATCTCGACGGTCTGCCCGCCATTGAACGCGCCCGCACCGGCGGCGTCCGCTCGCTGACGATCCCGCGTGGAGCCTCTGGTTCTGCCTCCGTCGCGCCGACCACGCCTCGATCACCGACGATCTCAGCGCCCGCGACTGGCGGCGGATCGGCCACGACTGATCCGGCCATGACCCTGTTGGCCAAGCTGCCCGGCACGACCGGATCGCTCGCCAGAAAAGCCCTTTCGAAAGCGAAATAATCCCGCATGAAAACCGCAGCAGCGCGTTTCAGCGCGCTGTCTGCTGCCCGTTCGACCGTCTTGGAGAACGCTCGCACCGCATCGCGCGTGACGATCCCCGGTCTGATCCCGCTTGAGGGTCAGAACGAACACTACACCCCGACGCAGCCCTATCAGAGCGTCGGCGCCGATGGCGTCCGCAGCCTGTCGGCTCGGCTCTTGATGACGCTGTTCCCGACCAACGTCGGGTTCTTCCGCCTGAACGTGGATGCCGCCGTGGCGCAGTTCACTGGCGAGGAAAAGAACGCGGTCGATGTCCAACTGGCGCAGTTCGCGCAGTCGGCGAATAACCTTCTCGATGACCGTCGCGCCCGCGCTGTTCTGGCCGAAGTGCTTCGACACCTCGTGATCGCTGGCAACGTCCTTCTGCATATCCCGCTGAAGGATACTCCGCGCATCTATCGCCTCGACCAGTATGTGGTGAAGCGCGATAGCCGGGGTGTCCCGACCCTCATCATCGCCCGTGAGAGCGTCCACGCCTCGAACCTGCCGCTGCAAACGCGGACGGCTGTGGGCCTGACGCTCGACCCCGACAAGCAAGATCAGACGGTCGATGTCTACACGGTGATCGAGAAGCGCGGCGAGAGCCACGCCCAATACCAAGAGATCAACGGCAAGCGCGTCCCCGGATCGGAGAGCGAGACCCCAATTGAGAAATCGGGCTGGCTGGCCCTGCGCTGGCTGGCGATCCCGGCCAACGATTACGGTCGCTCGCACGTCACCGAATACATCGGCGACCTCATGGCCCTTGAGGAACTGAATGAGTCGATGATCGCCTACACCGCGATCACGTCGGACATAAAGTTCTTCGTGCAGCCCAACTCGGTCATCGACCTCGACGTGGTTGTGGGTTCGGAGCGCGGCTCCTTCCACACGGGCGACGCCAAAGACATCACGGTCATGAGCCTCGACAAGCAGGCTGATTTCATGGTCGCCGAACGTCTGGCGTCCGCCATCGAAGCGCGCGTCGCCAAGGCTTTCCTGATCCAGCAGTTCCGCAATGCGGAGCGCGTGACGGCCGAAGAGATTCGGATGTCGTCGGAGGAATTGGAGAACACGTTGGGCGGCACCTATTCGGTGCTGTCAGCCGAACTGCAATACGCCGTCGCCACCCGCTACCTCTACATCGCCGAGCGCGAGAAGCTGATCCCGAGCCTTCCGGCCGGTATCAAGCCGAAGGTCATCACGGGCCTCGCCGCTCTGGGCGCAGCCGCCGAAGTGAACCGCGTTCGGACGTGGGCCTCGGATGTCATGGGTCTGCTTGGCCAAGCCGAGTTCATCGCGAAGGTCGATACGACCGCGCTCATGAACAAGCTGGGCGTCGAGCATGGCGTGACCGACCTACAAAGCCTTCTGAAATCACCAGAACAAATCGAAGCCGAGCAGCAACAGGCGATGATGGCGCAAGCCACTCAAGCCGCTGCGCCGGGCTTCATGGACGCCGCGATGAAAGCCGCGTCGCAGAACCCTAACCAAGGAACTGAATGAGCCTCGAACTCCCGGTCACTGAGACCGCTTCGGAAACCCCGAACGACTATTCCAACCTTCCGGCTTCGGCCTTCCCGGCGGGCGTTGACCCCGCCACCTACGCTCAATCGCTCCACAAGGCCGAGCCGGAAACCCCTTCGAAACCCGAACGACCCGCCCACGTCCCCGAGAAATTCTGGGACGCTGACAAAGGCGAGGCCCGCTGGGAAGATTTGGCGAAGTCCTACGCCGAGCTTGAAGCCAAGCAGCGTGGACAGGTCGAAGACCCGGCGAAAGCCGATAGCCTGAAGATCGAAAAGACTGATGCCGAGACCCCGGCAGAAGACGCCCGAAACCCGATCACGTCGGCGTTCGAAGGCTTCGCCAAAGTCTATGAAGAATCCCAAGGCCAGCCGGGCGCTGACGACATCCAGAAGATTGTCGATCTGGGTGTCCCGCAGAACATCGTGGACAACTATCTGGCCGGGCTGGAAGCCCTCGCCCGAGAGCAGTTCTCGAACGCCTATGCCGCCGCTGGCGGTGAGGATCAGTTCAACGCCGCTATTGATTGGGCCAAGTCTGGCCTGACCGCTGCGGAACAGGACAGCTACAACACGCTCGTCGATAACCAAGCGACCGCCCGTCAGGGTGTCGAATGGCTGATGTCGAAGTTCAACGCCGCGCGCCCTGCCGAAGGTTCTCTTATCGAGGCCGAAGCAAGCCCGGCATCCGGCGATGTCTTCCGCTCCAAGGCGGAAATGACATCCGCCATCCAAGACCCCCGCTACAAGACGGACCCGGCGTATCGAAACGACGTGGCCCAGAAACTGTGGCGTTCGAATGCAGCGGGTTCCCTGCTGTGATCTACCCCTAAGACCACGCCCGCTCGTCCTATCGGGACTTGCTTGGCGGGGCCGCACAGTTCCCCGCGCACACAGGGAACTGACTGCCTTCGGGCGGGCGGCCGGTGAAAGCCCGGCCTAACTTTTCTCCCAAATCAAAGCGGAAACATCCGGCTGCGAAGAGGCCGGTTTCGACCGCACAACCTCATGCGCCAGCGGACTCCGATTGATCGACGGGAGCCAAAAACTCTCTCTCAATCAAGGAGCCTAATGGCTAACTCCACCCCCTCGCGTCCCGGTTTCAAAGCCGGTGGCGCCGCTGGCAATCTCGACCTCTTCCTCGACCTGTTCGCTGGCGAAGTTCTCTCCACCTACGAAGCCAAGACGCAGATGCGCGCGCTTCACCGCGTCGTAAATCTGAACGGCGGCAAGTCCTATCGCTACCCGGTCATGGGTCAGGCGACCGGCGGCTACCACACCCCCGGCACTGAGATCACCGGCGACCAAATCCAGCACGACGAAATCGTCGTGACCCCGGACGACAAGCTCGTCTCGTCGGTCTTCATCGCCGACATCGACGAAGCTCTGAACCACTACGAAGTTCGCTCGGCCTACGCCGACGAAATCGGTGGCTTCCTCGCGCGTCACTACGATGCGAACGTCATCCGCGCGATCATCAAGGCTGCTCGCGACGCGGGTAAGCTGGGCCAAGCTGGCGGCAACGTCACCAACACCGCGCTCCTGACGGACGTGACCAAGCTCTTCGACTCGTTCGCGGAAGCCAAGAAGGTCATGGACCTGAAGAACGTCGATGTGGACACCAAGAAGCTCTACGGCATGGTTTCGACCCCGCAGTGGTATGCCCTGAAGCAGTCCGACAAGAACCTGAACCGCGACTACAACGGTGGCACCGCCGACGTTCGCAACATGGCTCTGACGACCATCGACGGCATCGAAATCCGCAAGTCCAATCTTGCTCCGTTCGGTGTCAACCAGTCGGCCACCGTTGGCATTCCGGCTCGCTACCAAGGCGACTACTCGAAGACTGTCGGCATCGTGTGGACCGAAGACGCGGCTGTCACGGCCGAGGTCCAGTCGGTCTCGATCCAGCACGACGAGCAGATCAGCAAGCAAGGCCACCTGATCGTCGGTCGCTACATGAGCGGCACGAACGTCCTGCGCGCCACCGATGCGGTCGAACTCCGCACCGGCGCCCCGACCTAATCCCGGTCAGGCACACACCGAACCAATGAAAGGGTCGCCCTCCGAAAGGGGGCGGCCCTTTTTTTCATCCTCGTTCCGAAAGGAGGCCGCGCCATGATGGCTGCGCCGCTCACGGAACTTGAGGCCGTGAACTCCATGCTGGCCGCTACCGGCCAAGCACCAGTCAACAGCTTCTCCGGCACGATCAGCGATCAAAACATCGCTCGTGGCCATCTGGCCAACGTCGTCCGCGAGGTCTGCTCGCACGGCTTCTCGTTCAATACCGACGAGAACTACGTTCTCACGCCCGACGTCGATGGCGTCATCGCCGTCCCGGCGGGCGCCATGTCCCTCAATCCGATGGACCCGCGCCAGAACCTTGTTCAGCGGTTCCACCCGACCCGCGAGACGATGTGCCTCTGGGACAAGGCAAACCTGACATGGACGATCACCGAGCCGGTCAAGGTCCGCATTCGTTGGTCCTATACCTACGAAGCCCTGCCGGAACTGGCCCGCGTCTACGCCACCGTTAAGGCCGGTCGTCTCTTCCTCGCGGATTTCGTCGGCGACGCTCAACGCGAACGCTTCGCCCAAGAGGACGAGCAGCGCGCGTGGATCAATCTGCGCCGCGACCAAACCGCGATCTCGGACATCAACATCTTCGACAATCCGCGCATCGGCTGAAAGCTGATCCGTGGCCGTCGTGTCTGGGGGTCTGAATGAGCCTGATGACCGGGGCTATCCCGGCTCTCATTGGCGGCGTCTCCCAGCAGTCCGACCTTGTTCGTTCGACCGATCAATTGGAAAGCCAACTCAACGGCTTCTCGTCTATCGCTGACGGTCTCGGCAAACGTCCGCCGACCGAGCGTGTCGCCCGGCTGATGGAGACGGCGCCGAACAACGTCTTCGTCCACACCATCAACCGCAACACTCAAGAGCAATACGTCGTCACGATCACCGACGAACGCATCCGTGTCTTCGATAGTCAGACCGGCCAAGAGCGTCAGGTGAACGCTCCCGGCGGTTGGGGCTATCTGGAAGGGATCGCCGATTATGCGGGCGACCTGTCGATGTTCACCGTCGCTGACTACAGCTTCCTCGTGAACCGCAAGAAGGTCTGCGCCATGGGCGCGGTTGGCGACGACCAACAGCCCGATCAAGCCTACCAAATCTGGGTCAATCGCCACTACGGCACGGACTCGAACGGCGTCGATTTCGGACCCGGCGTCCCTTACCAGTATCAGCCTAACCCGTCTGGCGGCGTTCTGACTGGCACGGTTCAGCGTTCCGACAAGCTCCCCGAGACTGCACCGGAAGGCGCGATCTATCGCGTCCAAGGCGACGAAAGCTCCGGCTTCGTCAGCTACTATCTGCGTCGCAGCGGCGGCGTCTGGAAACAGTGCGTCATGCCGGGTCTGGTCAACGCTATCGACTACCGCACCATGCCCCACGCCCTGATCTCGGAAGCGGACGGCACGTTCACATTCGCTCCCTTCTCGTGGGCGCCGCGTCGTCTCGGCGATGAGGCGACCAACCCCACGCCGGGCTTCATCGGCCGCACGATCCAGAAGGTTTTCTTCTATCAGAACCGCCTGTCGTTCCTGTTCGACGAGGCCGTGGTCATGTCGGAATCCGGCATGTTCGGAAACTTCTGGCGGATGGATCAACTCGACTATCTGGACACTGACCGGATCGAAGTCGGGGCGACCTCGACCAAGGTGGCGAAACTCTTCGACGCCGTGGCCCACAACGACGGCATCTTCCTGACCTCGGACCAAACGCAGTTCTCGTTGACCAACGGCGAGATGGGTTTGACGACCGCCTCAATCGCGATGCGGCCGACCACCAACTACACCGTCAACACGTCTGCTGGCCTCGCCGCGCTCGGCTCCGAAATCTACTTCGCAGTCGAACGCTCCGGCTTCGCCAGCATCCGAGAATACACCCGCCTGTCTGGCACGGACGCGACCTCAGCCGCTGACGTGACCGCTCATTGCCCGACCTACATCCCGGCCGGTGTCCATGGGCTGATCGCGGCGGACGATCTGAACTCATTGTTTGTTCTAACGCACGGATCGTCTCAAAGCATTTTCGCCTACCAGTTCTATTGGACTTCGGCAGACGAGAAGGCGCAGTCGGCTTGGCATCGCTGGGACTTTGGGGCGGGGACGAAGATTGTTTCAGGCGCCTATCTCAAAGGCGTCCTGTTCCTCGTCATGCAGCGGGCCGATGGCCTGTGGCTTGAGAAGATCAACCTTCAGTCGGGCGCGATCCCGGCGGAAACGTCGGCTCAAATCCACCTTGATCGTCGAACCGTTGTGACGGGCGCGTTCAATGCGACCGAGAACCGAACCTACTTCACCCTCCCCTTCCGCCCGACCAAAGACCGTTTCCAGATGGTCCGCACGTCAGGGTTCGGAGTGCGTCGAGAAACGCTGATCGACCCTGCGACCTACCAATGGCTCACGGACAACATCGTCAGTGTGCCGGGGCCCGAGATCGTCGCGCCGGTCCTCGTCGGCGAGGGCTACACCTTCGCCTTCCAGTTCTCGAAACAGTTCGTCCGTCGATCCGATGGCGTGGCCGTCACGACCGGCCGTCAGGTCATGCGATCCTTCACGGTGAACTACGCCAACACCGCCTATTTCAAGACCCTCGTCGCGCCCTATGGGTCTGACGATACGGTCGATGAAATCGTGCCGACCAAGCTGTCTGACATGACTGGCCGCACCATCGGCGCTGGATACTTCAAGCTGAACACGCCGTCCTATGGGACCGGCACCTACCGCTTCATGGTGTCCGGTCAGAACCACTTGGCGCGCATCCGAATCGAGAACGACACACCGTTCGCCTCGACCTTCGTCAGCGCCGAATGGGAAGCGACCTACAACAACCGAGCGAGGGTCTAAGGCGCCCCACGCCATGCGAGGAGGAGTTTTTCAATATCTGATACTCCTTCCTCATAATAATCGTTATTGCAAACTGCTTTAATCAAGTGTTGATCGGTTGAATCTGGACGAGCGGGAACAAGCGGTGTCCTCTCTTCACTACTCGCAATATTCATACCGCCGAGGACGTAGCCGGTAAAGCTTGTGCGGTTGGAGGTCTCGGCTTCGCAGTCTACCTCTCTCCGCACGAGGATGTAGTCCAAACCAAAACGGTCTTTCTCTTTGTTGAGAACGCCAGTCCAAACTGATGCCACTCTGTTTCCCTGCTTCAGCGAGGAAGCATCCAAGACGAGCATCATCGTGTCTGTGCCGCTGTAAATCCTCCAGTCCGCCGCCATTGCATCTGTTGCAGCGCAAAGATAAGCAAATGCGACTGCCACGCTCGATATTCTGCCCTTCACCAAGACCCTCCACATTAGATCGTCAACACAACCAGTGATCCAATCCCCAAAACTTCGCTGACGTTCAAGCCTTCGAACAAACTAGATTTTTCGAGCCTCACTAGCTTCGAGGCGGACTGTTCCGGCGGTAGGTCGCGAGCAGCGCGGTAACAGATTCCCATGGAGATTTTGAACCCATCGCCTCATCATAACAGACTGCCCTGAATGTGTGATCTTCAAGTGTGTCAGGGGCGACAGGTTTGGTTTCAGTCATGTTGTGGTTTGAACCCGCCGACTCACCATCTGCTGTGTAGAGGAGAATGCTAAGCGTCTTCACCGTCGATGCCGCACAATCAAACTGCCTACGGCTCAGGGCGTAGTCGATACCGCTTTCAGTTTTTGCGTAGATTATCGCGACCCAACCAACAGCAGTTGTTCCCGTTCTCCGAACACTACCAGCCTCAACTGCAATAGCATCCCGATCATCGACGTAGATCAGACGCCAGTCTCCGGCGTTTGCGGACCCGGCAAAAGCTAAGGCGGATACAAAACCTAACACCAACTTTTTCATAAGCCCCTCCGTTCCCAGCCTCATGCCATCGGAGCGGCCGACACTTCAACCCATGATCGAATTCCACGACCTCGCCGACGTATCGGCCGAGCAAACAATCGCATGGCTGGAAGACATCTGCGCTGACCTTCGCCCCGGCGATTGGGACGAGATGAAAGCCACCAATCCCATGCTCAAGATCGGCGACCCCGATCCACTTCATCTGCTCACAGTCAGCGTCATGCAGTCCGTGGACGGCTGGATCATTACCGACAACGGCAAAGCCATCTGCGTCTATGGCGCGGCTGACGGCGGGATCGTCTGGATGATTGGCGCGAACGGCATGGAAAGGCCGCGCGCCAAGCTGGCCATTGGCCGGGCCACTCCGAACTTCGTGGAGCGCTGGCACCTCTACTGGCCTCACCTCTCCAACTACATCGACGCCCGCAACGTCCAGTCCATCAACTGGCTGCTCTGGGCCGGGTTCGAGATTGAACAAGTCAATCTCACCCACGGGCGCGAACGCCGCCCCTTCTACCTCATGTCTCATACAAGGGAGGGACCAACCCATCTGTGATCCAGTCACTGTCATGACGACCCTCGCAGTCGTCGGAACCGCCACCCAAGTCATCGGCGAAATCCAGTCCGCCAAGAACCAGACCCGCGCCATCGACCAGCAGCTTGCACAACAGCAAGAGCAGATCGCCACCCAGCAGGTCGCCGAACTGAACGACCGCCAGCGTCAGGCTCGACGCGAACAGGCCCGCATCAAGGTCGCGGCCGGTCAAGCCGGGCTAAATATCAGCGGTAGCGTGACCGACCTTCTGAACGATTCCGTCATGCAGAACTCGCTCGCCGCCGAGCGCACCAACATCAATGCTGACAACCAGCAGAAAGCGGCCGTCGCCGAAGCGAACTCCATGTATTCCCGCATTTCTCGACCCACGATCCTCGGGGCTGGCCTCCGCATCGCCCAAGCTGGCGTAGGCGGCTACTACCAAGGCAAGGGTATCAAGCTGTCCCAAGACGCGGCTTCGAAAGGTCCGTCTCTGAATGGCTGATCTGTCCCGCAACAACACCCGCCGCACCGCACAGGACCGCATCACGAACAACCGTGACGCCATCCTCCCGGTCAACCGCGAGACCCGCGCCGCAGACGTGCGCGTCACCGCTGATCTCCGTTCCGCCTTCCGAGGCGACGGCGGTCAGGCTGACGCCATCCGCGATTTCTTCGGTCTGGCTCGCCAGAACGCCGCAGCGTTCTACGAAAACGACATCGCCGAACGCCGCGTCCAAGCGGAAGACGACTTCGCACAGGGCCAGACCGACGCCGCTTCCGGCGGCGTAATGGACCCTGCCATGGCGCAGTCCATCGCCTATGAGCGCGCCTACCATTCGACCACGGCTTCGGCCCGTCAAACCAAGTTCGAGACCGAGACCGCGCAGGAAGTCGAACGCCGCATCAACAGCGGCGCCACCCCTGACGACATCGACGAGTTCATGTTGGAGCGGAACCGCGAGTTCATCGCCGAATCCGGCGACCTCTTCACCCAGCCCGACGTTCAGCGTCAGGTCGCGGGACGCCTGATCCGTTGGTCTGGCGATCTCGATACGCGCGCCAACGCGATGATGAAGGAGAAAACCGACAAGGAACTGCTGGACCTCACCGTCAGCAACGCCGTGTCTGGCCTACAGCGTGGCGATGGTTTCGACCTCGCGGCCGAACGCAGCCGTTTGACCCAAGCGGGTCTGAACGGTGACGCGGTGCAAGAAGCACTCGTCAACGGCGTCGTGGCCTACGCTCAAGAGACGGGCGACACGACCGTCCTTCAAAACCTGCTGGACGCTCGCGACCCGACAGACCCCGATGTCATCGCTTTCAACAACACGATTGAAGGTCAGCCCCTCCCCCCGGTCACAACTGCTGCTCCGGCTCCGGCTCCGGCTGCATCGGCTCCGGCGCCCACGCGCCAGACCTATTCAGCGCCGGTCGCCAACATGGATCGCGTCACCTCGGGCATGGGCGCACGTCGCGCACCTCTGCCCGGTGCATCCACCAATCATGGCGGCATCGACATCGCAGTTCCCATTGGCACGGCTGTCTCGGCTCCGGCTGATGGCGTCGTCGAAGTGGCTGGCGTCCGTGGCCGTGGCGGCAAGACCCTCATCATCCGACATGCAGACGGTTCAACGACAGGCTTCGCCCACCTCGACAACATCGGCGTGAAGGTCGGAGATACCGTGTCCCAAGGCCAGCAGGTCGCCGCCTCCGGCAACACCGGCAACAGCACCGGCCCGCACCTTCACTGGACCTATCGTGACGCCAAGGGCGAACGCAAAGACCCGCGATCCATCGTTGGTTCTGACACCCAAGCCATGGCGGCGGCTCCGGCCGCGACCGTCGAGACGGCTTCGGTCGAAGCTGAACCGGCGCGTCGTCCGCGTCAGCCCGGCCGCTCTCTGCTGAAACCCGCTCAACAGGTCCGCATCATTAACGCCATCGACAGCATCGAGGGCGACACAGAACGCAAGACCGAACAGGCGCGTCAGGCGACTAAGGACGAAATGACGATGGACCTCTGGTCCCGCGCCAGCCGTGGCGAGGATGTCTCTGACACCATCGAACAGGGCGTCCGCTCTGGCGTGCTGGAACCCGGCGAAGGCATGACCATGAGCAACGCCTTCCGCTCGCTGCGCGACACCACTCTTGAAGGCGAAGCCGACGACGATCTGGTGCTGCGCTACGGCGAACGGTTCGCTGCGAACAATCCGAACTACGCCAGCATCACCGCGCAGGCCGACCGCGATTATCGCGCCGGTCGTTTCGGAACGGGTCGCGCCGCAACCCGCGCTTATGTCGAAGTCCGCACCCGTGCGGCCAGCGGCGCCCGTGGCGATGCCGGTCGTGATCCAGCCCAACAGCAGATCGTCAGCAACGCCCGTGGATTGGTGTCAGGTTCGCTTCGGTCGATGGTCACGCAAGGCGTTGGCGGCGCGGTTCCTCCGCACATGCTCAGGCTCGTGACCCAAGGTGAAAACGAGTTCGAACGTCGCCTCGCTAAGGGGGAAGACCCCATGGAAGCAGCCGACGCCATCGTCAGAAACTACGGCGGCTTCCTCCGAAGTGGTGGCGGCACAACCACGCTTGCTGCGGTTCCACCTCCGGGCGGATCGGGCAACACGCGCGCGCCCGGAGCCACCGGCACGACCAACCAAGCCCCCGCGCAATATCAATACATCCCCGGCCAAGGACTCGTCCCGGCCCGATGAAAGGCATGAATGAGCATCACTGTTAGAGGCCCTGATGGGGCTGTCATCAACTTCCCTGACAACACCCCGCCAAGCGTCATCGAACGTGAAATGGCCCGCCACTACGGGCAAGCGCAGGAACAACAGCGGGACCGTCGCTCGGCGGCGGTCTCCCTGTCGGCTCCCAAGGATAAGCGCTCGCTGGCCGAACGCCTCGGGGATGTCTTCTCCGATACTTGGAATACGAACTTCGTCAGAGAAGGCTGGCGCGCGGGTCTCGACGACACCGCCGATTACATCGACGCCTCTCAGCGCGGCGACATCAAAGCCGCGACCGACATCGCAGGTCAGTTCACGCTGAACCCTGTCCGCATCGCCTCGCGCCTCTATCACTCGGGCGGCGTCATGACCGACATGAAGGACAACACCCGCGACACACGTCGGGCCTCTGACATGGCGACCAACGCCGAACGTCAGCGCCGTCAGGAATTTGCACGAGAGTCCGAAGCCGATCCGTTCTGGAAAGCTGACGGCGGCTTGGTCGGCAAGACGCTTCACGGCGGCGCCGCTCTGCTCGGCGTTCTCGGCGGCTCGGCCCTCGATCCAACCTCCTACATCACCGGCGGTTCAACGCTCTGGATGAAGGTGGGCGTCCAAGGTCTCGTCGCTGGCGCGACCGATGTCTTGGCGCAAACGGACTCGATGTCGTCGGGCGTTCAAGACAACTACAGCGGCCTCCGCACAGCGGCGAGCGTCGGTGCAGGCGCCGGGTTCACCGGCCTCTTCGAAGGCGCCGGTTCTCTGGTCCGCCGCATCCGCAACAACGAACCGCGTCCGTCCATGGTCGAACTGGATCAGGCGTTGCGCGACGAACTCGACCTGTCCGACAGCATCAACCTTCCGGCCCTGTCGCTGGACGACATGACCTTCCGCCCGGCCCAAAAGGGTCCGGTCTCGGCATTGCCGATGCGCGTTGAAGAGCCTCGGGCCAAGGGTCCGTCGTTCGAAGACCTTGAGGCTGAAGCTCGCACCGCTGGCGCTGACGCGAACGCGAAGGCCGACGAGCGTTGGAATGGCGTCGATTGGGGTCTGGCTGGATCGCCGGAGCGCGCGAAAGCCGCGATGGCTCACCTCGACAGCCTGAAGAAATTCGTCAAACCCGATCAGGTGGACCGCTTCGTTCGCTGGCTCGGCAAGCAAGGTGACGAGATCACCGATGGCTCAAGCCACTGGAACGAGGACGTGTTCGACTTCGACGAACTGGTCAACGATCCCGACAGCTTCGAAGAACTGGCGAACGTCATGGGGCAAATCTTCAAGCCGCTCTACGACGCGGCCGGAGACGCGCCGAAGTCGTGGAAGTCGGTTCAGGATCGTCAGCAGACCTTTGGTCTGGCGACCTCCGATGTCGTGAAGGCTCACGCCGACATCACGTCGGAGTTCGGCGTCTCGTCGAAAATCCACGCGCTCGAAACCATCGCCATGCAGCACGTCGATCACCTCGTATCGAAGGTCGCCGAAGTCCGCGCCAAAATGGCCAACGGCAACGCCACCGCGAACGATGTGTCCGATCTCGCCGCCCACCTACAGGCGACGCAGATGTTCGACGCCATGGCCGGTGGAGCCAAGTCGGAAGTCGCTCGCGCCCTCAACATCATGAAGGCGACCAAGCACCGCGCCCGCACCTTCAACGACCTACAGCAGTCGATCAACGATCTCTCCGACGCCATGGGCGGCGGCATGAAGACCGAAGACATGGGCGCTGCACTCGACGCTCTCATCAAGGCGAACAAGACCGGCGGGGCCAAGGGCTTCAAGGACGAGGTTCGCAAGATGCGCGCGATGGGCTGGTCCGATTACATCTCGTATTACATCGTCATGGGCTACCTCACGACGCCCGCGACCGCAGTTCGCAACGCCGTGGGTTCGGTCCTTCACGCCGGTCTTTCGGTCGGCGAACGCTACGTCGCCGCCGGTGTGACCTCGCCGCTGCGCCGGGCCTTCTCGGGTTCGAAGGCATCGGCCGAAGCGATCACCTTCCGCGAAGCCAACGCCTATGTGGCGGGCATCTACCAGTCGTTCGCCGACGCCAGCCGTGCGGGCTTCCAAGCCTTCAAGACGGCGGCTCCGGTTCGCGACGACGCTTCGTCGCTGGGCGATGCAGCCTTCAACCAACCGTTCCTCATCAACCCTGAACGCAAAGCGCGCTGGAAACAGAACCCGGTCCTGTCGATCCCCGACATGGCGGGCGCTGCGATCTTCTCGACCATCCGAACGCTGGGCCACCGCCCGTCTATCGCAATGGACGAGTTCGCCAAGGCTATGACGCACAAGATGCAGTTGAACGCCCTGTCGGTGCGCGAGGCGTCGTATCGCTCGGCTCGCCTCAAGGGCGCCGATCAGGCGAAGGAGTTCGCTCGTGTCATGGACGCTGTGGCTAACCGCCCGTCGTCGGCCGCGATCTACCGCGCCAAGTCGGTTTTCGAACTGTCTGGCGAGACCTACGATCCGGCCAAGAACTACGGCAAGGATCAGACCCTCTACCAAGCGGCCGATGTGCTGGCGGCTGTCGATCTCCATGCGATGGCCGACGACTACGCACGACTAATGACCTTCCAGAACAGCGGCCCCACCCTGAAAAAGTGGGAACAGGCTTTGGGCCAACACCGTCTGTTCCGAGCCTTGTTTGTCCCGTTCCTGCGAACCCCGATCAATCTTGTTCGGGCTGGCATGTTCGACCGCAATCCGATCCTGTTCGCCGCCCTCGGCGAGAACCGGACGAAGTTCAAGAACTACACCGCCGCCCTTCGTGGGCTGGATCAGTCGCTTGAACGCGGCGGGGCCGAAGCCGATTTGGCGATGGCTCGCCTCGTGACTGGCATGGGCTTCATGGCGACGGCTGGCCTCTTGTTTGCGAACGGCGATCTCGTGGGCAAGCGATCCGCAGCGGAGGAAGAGGACGGCGTAAAATCGTATTCGATCCGGCTCGGCGGTCGCTGGTTTCAGTATCAGCAACTCTCGCCGGTGGCCGAAATGCTCGGCATCGTCGCAGACATGAGCCGCATCTTTAGGGACCACGACATCAACGACGACGACATGCTGCAAGGCATCGGCGGCGGCGTTCTCGCAGCCATCGTGAACAACATCGTCAACAAGGCGGCGTTGCAGGGCGTCGGTGATTTCTGGGACATGATCGACCCGTCATTCACGGCGGGTGACACTGACCGGGGCGAACGCTTCGGCAAGGAGGTCATGAAGAAGATCGGCTCGTCCGCTGTTCCGGCTGTTGTCCGAAACCTCGCCCAGACCCAAGACCCGGTTATGCGCGACGCGAGCGGTTTGCTCGAACATCTCGCGGCCAATATCCCGACCCTCTCGCAATCCTTGCCCGAGCGTCGCGACTGGCTCGGTCTTCCGGTCATCCGCAAGGATAAGGACGACGGCCTGTTCGAGGGCTTGGTCCAGCCGACCCGCGTCAGCCAGACAGTTGAAGACATCGTGCGCCGCGAGGTCTCGGCTCTCTCGACTGCCGACCCGGAACTCCGAATGGCCCAACGCCCGCCGGAGCGGTTCAACGAGCAAAAGATCACGAAGCGCGAACACGCTTCGGTTCTGGAATATCAGGGCCAAGGCTATCGCCATCCCTACACCGGCCAGAACATGCACGAGGCTTTGGGATCGCTGATCCAGTCACGCGAATACGCCCTCATGGGCGATCCGCAACGAGCCGCCAGCATCAAGGAAACGGTCTCGCAATATCGCCGCTTGGCCAACGCCTCGATCCGCAATGGCGCCGTCCCCGAACTTCGGGAAATGGTGAACCGCACGGGAGGGGCGAAAGCCAACGAGCGGGCTGCTCAAGAGGGCTGGAATAGCTGGCAGACCCAAGCCAACGCGCGACGCTACGGCGTCAGCCAAGGCGACATGTCCGCCATCATGAACTTCCAACCCGGCCAATAACACCAACCACAATCCACCCGGATCGCCCGGTCGCTCACGCGGCCGGGCCTTTCGTCGTGGGTGAACGAAAGGATCAATGTCTCACCAGACCCGCGCCCAATACATTGTGACGGGAGGCCAGCAAGAGTTCGATCTTGCAGTCCCCTTCCTCGACCGGACCCACATTCGGGTCACGCTCAACGGCTCCATCCCGTTCTTCGAATGGGTCTCCGACAGCCGCATCCGCCTTCGTCAGCCTCCGGCCGAAAACAGCGTCCTGCAAATCCGTCGAGAGACGCCGATCAGCACGGCCATTGTGGACTTCAAAAACGGGGCGAACCTCACAGCGGACGAACTGAACCGCGCCAACCTTCAGAACCTCTACCGCCTTCAGGAACTGGACGACCTCTACACCGGCGCCCTCGACCGGGCGCAGGTTCGCCTTGGCGATCACCTCGGCGTCGTCACCACGCCCGACGCCATCATGGACGAACTGATCCTGACCTCGGAGTTGGGGGACGATGCGCTCAACCGTTTCCGAGACGCGCTGGCCAGCATCGACCTCTCTGCCGAACGCATCCTCGACCAATCGTTCGCCCTCGCCGATCAGGCGTTCCGAACCGACACCCTCGACGGAATCGTGGCCAACACCACAGCCCGGACGACGGGCCTCGAACTCCGCGTCGATACGATCACCGATCTGGTGGACTCCCTCGTCAACTTTGAAGACGGGACGGGCATTGCGACGGTCATCCAGAACGAAGCGCAACAGCGCGTCGAAGGAGATGTCGCGCTGGCTTCAACGCTGGCACTGATCGGAGCCAAGAATGGTTCGAACAACGCCTTCCTGCTGGACCTCAATACCGTCCGTGTCGGCACGAACGAAAGCCTTGGCCAACGCCTCTCGGCGATCACGGCCAAAGCCAACGACAACGCGGCGAAGATCATTTCCGAAGCGACGGCGCGAGCCGATGCCGTGTCGGCGCAAGCTGACCGCATCGACCTTCTGGTAGCTCGGGCAAATGGTTTCGACTCCAGCATCACCGCCGAGCAGACCGCCCGATCAAACGCGGATGGTGCGCTCGCTCAAACCCTTTCGCTGCTGGGCGCAAAGAACGCCAGCAACACGGCTTTCCTGCTGGACCTCAACAAGGTTCTCGTCGGCCCTACGGAGTCCTTCACCCAACGCCTGAACCAGATGGTGGCGACGGCCGGGACAAATGCACAAGCCCTTGTCACGAGCGAGGCGACCACGCGGGCCAGCCAAGATCAATCTTTGTCCCAGCGCATTGATAGCGTCGGAGCGAAGACTGACGACAACACCGCTGCCATCGCGACCGAAGTCACGGCTCGGACCAACGCGGTGTCAGCAGAAGCGGCGCAGCGAACGGCATTGGCGACGAAGATCGCCGGTGACATCGCAGCAGCGGTCCTGACCGAAACGAACGCTCGCGTTGCAGCCGATCAGGCGGAAGCTCAAGCCCGACAATCGCTGGCCGTTCAGGTCGGTCAGAACTCGACGGCCATCCAGAACGAGGTCACGGCTCGTGCAAACGCAGACGGCGCCATCGCCCAACAGTTCGCCGTCCTTGGCGCCTTTCGCAATAACCAGTCCGTCTTCACGCTGGACCTAAACCGGGTCGAAGTCGGGCCGGGCTGGACGCTCGGCACTCGCCTGTCTGGCATCGACACATCCATCGGCAATGTCTCGGCCTCCGTGGTCGATGAACGCACCGCGCGGATCAACGCGGACAGCGCGCTCTCACAGACCATCCAGAATGTGCAGAACACGGTAGGCGGCAACACCGCGTCGATCACGACCCTGACGCAGGTGACGAACGGCCTGAATGCCCGGTGGAGCATCGCTCTCAACTCCAACGGCCACATCACCGGGATCACAGCGAACAACAACGGTTCGTTCGGATCACTGGCTTTCGTCGCCGACGAAATGGCGTTTGTAGCCCCCGGCGGCGGATCGCCGGTCAAGATCATGTCGCTGGTCAATGGCCGGGTTCGATTCAACTCGAACGTCGAAATCTACGGCGACCTTCTCGTCACTGGCTCGATCAATCACACGCGGCTGGTCAACAACACCGTCAGCAACACCGAGGCCGCCTACAACGCGGCCACGATCACGCTCAACAACACCACGCCGACCCGCATTCACGGCGTCTGGATCGGGGTCGAAAAGGCAGACAGCCCCATCGACATCGACTTCAACGCCTATGGGACATTCACCCACAATGCGAGTGGGTCATTCGTGGCCGTCGTTCAGCTTGTCCGGTCGCGCGGCACCGATGGTGGAACCGTCATCCAGTCCGTCCAACTGAACGGCTCCGGCATGGCGAACGACACATGGCAGGGCGCGCTTCCCATGAAGTATCTCGACCGCCCCGGCGAGGGTGGAAACTGGCACTACTACGTCCAAGTCTACTTCACCTCGAACATGTCCACCCAGACTGTGACCGCGCGCTACGGCAAGGTCACAGAGATGAAGAACAACACCTCGACCCTCGGCGGCGGCACAGGCTCCGGCGGCGGCGTCGGATCAGGTGGCGGTTCATCCGGCGGCGGCGGTGGCGGCGGCGGCGGCGGGATCGACCCTTACGATCCGGACGGCGGCGGCGGATACACCGACCAACCCATCATGACCTGACCAAGAGACCGGCCTTAACGGGCCGGTCTCACGGCTAAATATCACTACCCCTTCAACTTATTCAGGAGACGCATGTCCCAGACCCCTACCGCTGCGGAGCAGTATCAGAACCTCGTCACTCAAGAAGCCGGTCTGCTGACCTCGAAGGCTCGCCTTCTCGAACAACTTGAGGCGACCAACGCCCAACTGACCGCCGTTCGCGCCGCGCTTCAAGGCGCCCAACTCGGCTTCACCGTCGCACAGGAAGCCGTCGATAAACCGGCTCCGACCGACACCGAAGCGGCTCCTGAAAAGGAGTAAGGTCGAATGAGCGGGCTGACGATCACCACTCTCGCCCAGCAGATTGAAGACCTCATCGGAAAATCAGAGCAGCAGACCAAAGCCGTCACTGCTTGGCTGGGTGGGTCCGCCGATGGTGGACCCAACAATGATGGCCGCTACCCCTTCGTGGATTTGGGCGGCCGTGAAATCCTCGTTCCTTCGCCCGCATCGTTCAGCGACATGACTTCCGGCCCGGCGGCGCAAGCCTCCGTGGCCAAGGTCGCGGCCGAACTGGCGCGCGATCTGGCGAAGGGTCACGCGGACCGCTCCGACGCCCAGCGCATCCTTTCGGAAGCGGCTCGCGGCGCGGCGGTCGATGCGAGAAACCTCGCGCAAGAACATCGCAATCACGCTGGCAATCATGAGGCCAACGCGCGCTATTGGGCGGAACTCGCT